AACAGGAACAGCAGCAGGTCTTTCTGCAACCTTAGCAGTTTCTAGTGGTGGAACAGGGTCTACGACTGCTCCTATGGTTGGAGTGATTACTGCTGCTAATGCTGGTGCTGCAAGAACAGTATTAGGATTAGGAACAGCAGCAACACTGTCTGGCACAGGTAATATCCTAAATGGCAACACAGGACTAGTAACTGGTGATACGGTATTTGATTACTTTAGAGCAACCACATTAACAGTGGGGCAGACAATAGAAGCAGCAGGGACAAATAAACTTCAACTAAAAGCAGGTTCAAGTTATATTGACATTCTAGACGGTGGTGGAAACAATCACATCAATGTCGTTCCTGCTAGTGGCCGTTTGAATATATTCGGAGAAACAATTGCTATTGGTGAGGCAGATTCAACAATAACAACCGGAGGAGCGTATGACTTGACTCTAGATACAAACGGAGGAACAAACTCCGGTTCGATAAAGATACTAGATGGTGCAAATGGAAACATAGAGTTGGATAACAATGGTTCGGGACAAGTGGTATTCAAGGGTAATTCAACGAAAGGCTCCGGTCAATTTGTATTGAACTGTGAACAAAACTCACATGGTATAACAATCAAAGGTCCACCACATTCCGCAGGAGCGTCATACACACTGACATTACCAAATAATGATGGCAACTCTAACCAAGTCCTAAAGACAGATGGTTCTGGTAATCTCAGTTGGGTTGACCAAAGTAGTGGTGGTATCTCCGATGTGTCTTCTGACACAACACCACAATTAGGTGGTGATTTAGATGTTAATGGAAATAAGATTACATCGGCCTCAAATGCTGATATCACAATAGAACCAAATGGAACAGGTGACATTAATCTCTACGCTGATACAGTAATTGCTGGAGATGCTTCTACTGACTTCAAGATACAGCACAGGACAAAAACAAATTCGCATATGACATTCTTGAATAACGGTAACAATCAATTTACTGCTGATGCAAATATATTTCTCAATGCAGATGAAGCGGGTAATGGTAACAGTCTAATTAGGTTGAATGCCCTTAAAACCACACTTGGAAAGTCCAATTTCGATGCTACTCTAACTACACAAGGAACAGGCGACTTAACTCTAAGCACAAATGGAGGAACAAATTCTGGAACAATACAAATCAGTGATGGTGCTAATGGAGACATTACAATCACACCAAACGGAACAGGTCAAGTAAATATGGGTAATTACCAATTTAAGGTAGACCAAACATTAGGTTCTGGACAAGATAACTATGTTCTAACTTATGATGATAGTGAGGGAACTATTAGTTTTGAGGCCAATGGTGGTGGTGGCGGTGGTGGTGCTGTTTCGGCAGTAGCCAACGGTGCTAACAATCGTATTGCTACGTTTAGTAGCACAGATGCTTTGAATGGTGAGGCTAATCTCACATTCGATGGAAGCACTCTATCAGTAAATGATGCGGGTATAGACATAAGGGAACAATATGGAAGATTAAATTTCAAGAGGGATGCATCTACTAATTTTGCGAATAACTACGCTATCTACTTCTATAACAATCAGAATTCAATTAGAGGTGGAATACAATTCAATGTATCTGGCGATAGATTAGGATTTGCTAGTGGTGGTGGAGGTGGCGGTAATTACCAACTATACATCCAAGATGGTGTTATTTATCCTCCTGTTGATGATGACGTAGATTTAGGAAAATCAACTAACAAGTTCAAGGATTCCTTCTTCGGCCTAGTTGATGCTGAGAACTTCAAGATAAATGGTGGACAAGGTTCTGATGGTCAAGTGCTAACATCAACAGGTAGTGGTGTTGCTTGGGAAAATCCAAGTGGAGGAGGTGGTAGTGCATCACCTTCTGGTAGTGATGGTCAAATACAGTATAACAACAATGGAAGTTTTGGTGGAGATGCAGACTTTGTTTGGGATGATACCAATAATAGATTGGTCATAGGCTCAGTCACATCACAACATGACAGTCTAAAGCAATTGACCGTCAAGGGACCAGATGCGGGAATGCTCATAGAGAAACATGATAATAGTTCAAGTGGTGGACCTACTATCGCACTTTACAGGTATTCTGCATCAGAAGCCGATGGTGACTTGATTGGGCAGGTGACTTTTAGAGGTGAAGGCTCAACAGGAAACCCATCAACATACATGATGATAAGAGCAGAAATAGAAGATACAACTGAAGGAACAAAAGATGGTTCATTGATTATTAGAGGATTGGTCAACAACTCACAAACAGACTTTGTTGAAATAAACTCAGCAGGGCATACTCTAAATCAAGGGTCATACAACGTAGGCAATGCATCTACTGATGCTAATACAGTATCGGGGTCTAGTCTTGGTAATGGTAGTTCTGTGACATTATTTACTGTTCCAGCCACTACTAGAGGTTTTAGAGCAACTATATACGTCAAAGACACAAGTAATACTGAATATCAGATTGAAGAGATAATAGGATATAACACAGGTTCGGGAGTTGATTTTTCATCATTCGGTCAAGTATACAGTGGTTCTGCACCTATTGGTTCTTTGAATGCAACAAACAGTAGTGGCACAACATTAATACAATTCACAAATGGACAGGGTAGTGCAATTAACTATCAAGCCAGCATTAGTGTGACACATATGGATTTAAGTTGAGGTGATTGAATGGGAAGACAGCCATTTAGATTAGTGCAAGCAGATGGAACGGTTAAGTCGGCAGCAGATGTAGGTGCTGGTGGAGGTGGTGGTAGTTATGCAAATCCACCTCTCAAGACTGATGGTTTCTATTGGTATGGAAGTCAATTAAAAGACATTAGGACTACCTCTCTACCGCCATATGGAAGTAAACTGGCTAGTATTTTTACAATGAATACAAGTTCACAATGGGATAAGACCATGTTCTTTCCATTCGTTGCACCAAAAACAGGAAACGTATCAAGAGTTATGGCTTATCTCCAATCTGGAAACTCTGGATTAAGTCTTCTTGTAGGGTTATATAGTGACAGTAATGGCTATCCGTCTAACTTACTTTACAAATTTGAGTTGGATGCCCAAAGTGGTGGAAATAAAACTGCTACATCTTTTGAAGATGCAAGTGGTAATGCTGCGACCTTTGCATTGACAGCAAACACTCAATATCATTGGGGATTCGTTAGAGATACTGCTACCACACAATTACAAATTTATGGCCTAGATGCTAGATACACTGCAAATTCGGGTTTGAACCTAAATATGGCTGATGGATATGCAGGTGCAGGTGATTTGATTGTCCAAGTCGGTGGTGACAGTAACACATTAGCCTCATCTTATGATGGTGGTTATGAAGACTTTAGCATATTCAATGCAAGCGTGAAGAATCCTAATTTTGGAATAAGGTATACATGAGGAATTGTTATGACTATTGATTTGAGAACATACACTACCATTAAAGAAAATGGAGAAAGGGAAACCACTATTGAAGAGGCAACTTGGGATTTAGTGAGAGGTGCTAGACTAAATTACTTGCAAATGACTGATACTTTGATGGGTAATCAATGGGATAGACTGACAGAAACTCAACAAGAGGAGTTAAAAACACTAAGACAACATTGGAGAGATATCCCCTCACTATACGATTCACCTAATGAGGCATGTGACAACCTACAAAATATGCCTCTATGGTTAACACTTTTACTTTAAAGGAATGATACAGAATGGCACTTAGAATAACATATGAAACAGACCACGGAATAAACTGCACTGAAGCGCATTGCGTTATAAGCAGAACAAAATGCATTAAAAGCGGAACAAGATTTATATTGACATATAATGGAGAAATATATTACAATGAACAATCTTACTCAGAAGGAAAGAATCCTATTTCTGGATTTGAGATGGAATATGACTTAAATTCCACTGATGATAATAATTACTATAATGTTATAAAAGAGTGTTATGAACACCTAAAAACTATTTCAGGCTTTGATAATGGTATTGATTGCTAAATCAAAGATAAATATTTCATGTTAATTAGCATGAGAGGCATATCCCCGCCGTATATGAACTTCCAAATGGCTTGGCATAAAAAATTGAACTTTTATCCCAAAATAAGAACGTAATTTCTTAATTTTGGATTTTGCCAAATTTTTTGAGGTTGGCCCCCACAGCAGGTAAGACCTTTTCGGACCATAGAAAGAAACACTCTCTACACTCCCAAATCTTCACCCTTTGTGGGGAACCAACATAAAAACCTAGAATTCTTCTAGGTATCGTATCTAGTCCACAATCGGGACACTTCTCTCTAAGAGCCACGATTATTTCCGCCCCAATCCTGTTGTTCTTCACTCATCAGATTATCCATGTATTCTTCGATTGTTTGATTAGAAACTCTATCTCCACTAAACGCTGCAAAGAATAACAGACATACTGCTATCAGAAACAATGCCCATAATATCCATTCTATTGTTGTCACCAGTTCACCTCTATTTCTCTTGTTTTTTCTTCGTTCATATCGAAGCCTTTTACAACTCCGTTGTCAATACCATACTTCCACAGGTCATAGACTAATTCACAATCCTTCAAACAGTATTCTGCTACTTCTGAGTAGCCCCCTGCTTTCCAGACTTTAGGCGCATCTTCACTATGCATTATTTTTCCATCTCCCAAAGTATGTGTGACTAAGTTATCTAGGGTATATCTTTCACCCATTACACTGCTCACCTCACGACTAGTATCAATGTAGGCTTTCTTGTTCATATACTTCTGAATGCAAAAGATATCCAAAGAATCCCTAAGCACAGGCAAGTCAAACCCTGCTATGTTATGTCCTAGAAGTAGTCCTCCTTTCTGTAAATGCTCGTCTAAATCAAACTTCAATTGGGATATAGGCTTGACTTCAACATTAGACTTCTTCAGTTCGTCCACTGCTTTGTCTATGTATATTGTTCCTTTGTCACCATCCCAAGTGCATACAGTAGACACTTGAAACATATGGGTATTACCCCAACCCCCTATATCATAGGAGTAGTTCTTAGTCTCCAAATCTATTGCTAATACCTCAGACATGTGAATCACTCTACGAATCCATCACCGCCGCCTCTAAACAAGAACGACCAAGGACTTACGCCCCACATACGCATGATTTGTCTATCTTCCTTTTTCCACCATTTCATTCGCCACCACCCCAAAGTCTAGCGATATTTGCTTTCTTATCGTCTTCTGGGTTTGGCATCTTAATGTCCTTTGCTCTCTTTAGGAAGGCAATCATATGGTCGCCCCCACCAACAGATATGATTGAACATAGTTCCCAACCCTGTTCTCCCTCAGTATTTAGGTTATCTATTACATTCTTAGGGCCGTTAGCCGCATCGAAAACCATGTATTTATTCTCCCACTTCACCATCTTTCTTGTCCTCCAATAATCTTACATAAACTACTCTATTTATTTTGTCTTCTTCAAAGTATTCTTCAATCTTTGCCCACCATTTGTAAAGTGTGGATTGACCTTTCTTTGTCTTTTCTCTAACCTTTTGGAACAAAACGTTCTTGTTAACCCATCCGTCCTTAGATTGCAACTCTCTATAAACTGTTTTAAACGCACTAATATTGGCTCTTTCTTGCAGACCCTTCTTCTCTTCACGTAGGCTTTCATCTAGCCAAGATACGAGGGACTTATAGCACTTCCTAATTAGAGAGGATGCTTGTAGCACGTTTTTTTGAGTGACAATGAACCTTTTATCTTTATCAGATATACTTGGTGCTTCTGCCACTGCACACAATATTGCCATCTTTTGAATGTGCTTTAGCATTCTATTGATGAAAGTCTCTACTGACTGAAACACTTCTATTCTACTACTTTCGATATATTTCTCCATTAGTTCACATTCTCTCTCTAAAGCATCATTAGCATTCTTACTAAACCTCATTACCTTTAGTGGGTCTTGGCCCACATCATCGAACCTATCTTTCAAGGTATCATATAGAGTCAAGAAGTTTTTAGCGTAAGTTGTCTTAGGCAATGTTCTGTTTCCAACGATACCCCAATCTTTGATTAGTTGTCTTCGCATCTGCTTCTGTTGATGTTGAGGAACTTCATAGATGAATATCAGAATCCTTTGAAGAACCCCCTTCTCAGTAATAACAGTGGTCAACTCCTTTGGAATGTAAGTAGTAGCATACACTGACCTTCTACACTTGCAGATAATAGGGTCTTCTCCTTGTTTCAATTTCTTGCTTATAATCCAAGTCTCTCCCCATAGAGTATTCATGAATGTATTGAGATACACGATTGCCTGTTCTTTGTGCTGGCTTTGCTTGAATATACCCGAATACTCAAACTCATCCCACATAGCCATTCCTTCTCCTTCCAATTGACCGGGAACTTGAACATCAACCTCAACCCTTCTCATCTGTCCATTATCATCTTCAACCTCTTCTCTTCTCTTCTCATAAGAACCAATCAATGCTGCATCAGTATAGTCGGTTATGTCAAAGATGTCAAAATGGGTATCATGCTTGGCATTGATTGTATCGAAGGTCAACCTCAATACAGGTAGGAACCAGTTGGTCAAAGTTGACTTTCCTGTTCCCGATGTCTGCATCCAAAGAAACTGAATACGTGTATCGTCCACATTCAGATTACTAGGAATGGCAATCATGTCTTTACATAATTGACCCAATACTGAGAAGAAGGCCAATGCCGCAGGAACGTCATTGTAATTTGATGCCAATACAGCATCAGCAGTCCACTTCTCTACAATCTTTGGCAACGTCAACTTATTGCTTTCTGCTGCCACATTATCATCTACGAAACTGTAATACAGTTCGTCTTCATACTCATTTCTATTAGTTTCTGTCCAATTCATACTACCACTTTATCTTCACTATTTAGTGTGTCTATTATCCTCTTTGCTATCGTTGGCCCTATGCCATCAATAGAAGATAATTCATTTACATTCGATTCCCCTACTTCCATAACGGAACCATATCTATCTATTATTTTCTTTGCCTTAGACTTGCTAACGCCCTTGATTGTGCATAGCATATCTAATCTTAAATCATCTGTTGTGATTCTCTTCAACAATGTTGGTTGAATCACACTTCTCTTTACTGGTCGCATCTTGCATATCGTTGTAACTATCTTCGCTGCCTTTTGTGCGCTCTCTACCCAAAAAACCTTACAATCAGTATCTAATGTAAGTCTACCAATAGCACCGTAGAACTTGTGTGTTAGTAGTTTTGGGTTTATATCTAGGTTGACATACTTCGGATATGCCATGACTTGATGTAGAGAACCATGTATTATCACTATACTATATTCGTAGTGCCTATCCATGTTATCTACTTGGTTCCACAACCTTCCATTCAACACAGATTGCAGAAAATCAATGCTTGACTTTGCCTCAAAGCAAACGTCTTGATAAACATAGTCGCCTATCTCCAACCATTTCTTCTCAGTAGGTAGGTTTAGTTTACTGGCTTCTGATATTATGAATTCAGATAAATCTGAAGTCTCTCTACTGTCTATTATTATCTTGTTCATTCACAATACCTCCAACACTTTCCGGGGCAATATCCCTGTGGTATCAGTTTTTCTTTACAACTAGGGGCATGATAACCACCATCAACCACGAACTTGACATGATGCCTAGTGGTCTTCTCATCCCAATCTAGCCATACCTCTTCCTTGTTGGCTATGGCCTTGAATTCATTGATTATTATCTCCATTACTTCTGACTTACGTTCATCACTTATATGACGTTCTCTACTAGTCAATATGTCTCTATACCACTGTGTTAGATACACCCTAGCAAAATGACCGGGATTCTCAACCATAATCGCATTATTCAAACAAGGGAGTATTGGTAACTCACCCACAGGCTTTGGTGCCTTTATTTCTATATCGCTAACCTCAATGGGTTTGACGCTAGGCCATTTAACCAACTTGCTTCCGTATCTAACTTGAGGATGATTGCCTGTCATTGCCTTCTTTAAAATTAAACTCAAACCCATACCCAAGTCTTCTACTGTGATAGGAATACAGAAATACGGTCCTTCACTACTGAGATTAACTGTATTGGGTATTCTACGAAGCCTCTTAACCTGTATTCCGCTTCTATCCAAAGAAGGAGCAAGGGGAACCAACGTGGAGAAATACGACTGAATGCATCTGATATCATCAGTCCTCTCACCGTAAACTATCATATGAAAGCCTTTACCACTGAAATACATATTGAACAGAACATCTTGCTCCAATAGAAAATCACATACTGCAACACAATCATTGTATGCTTTCTCCAAAGGCTCCCCATGTGCATCGAAGTCCAAGAACATTCTATCCTTGATACAAGTAGAATCAATCGCAGCATCTTCAGCATACTTGGCAAAATCATAGACTGAGGTGTAGCAATTCATTTTCCCGTTGAAGGAATTGACCCAATCTACAAACTCACTCTTGTTGTTTATCTTTACTCTCTTCATCTGTGGAGCGTTTTTTATGTGACTTCCCGCCCACACTTCCCTCGGAAACTTCATTTTTATTCACCTTAAATTCTATTGTTGCTGATTCTAATTCTTCTTTCACTATCTTTGCTATCTCTTGAGTCATTGTGTCTTGAACTAACTTTTGAAAGAACTGACCGAATGGCATTCCATCAAGTTGATTCGGGAGCCAAATCTCCACGTTCCAAATCAAATCCAACTTTTCCTGTGCATTCAAATCAGAATAGCACATATCCATCAATCCATCTACTACTTCTGCTATACTCGTTATCTCTTGGAATGTCCAAGTCTTTCCTCTCAATTGTTCTTTTACCTTATCTTTCAACATATTATCACCACATCTCAGATTGTGCAGCATCGCATATTGGCATGAAACTACAATGTTGGCAGGTCTTGAAATAATACTTAGTGGGAAATTCTTCTCCTACCCTGCATTTATTCTCATACGCCTTTATCAATAGAGTAATGCCTCTCATGACTGCATTGATGCTAGTTTGCTTTACGGGTTCAGTCTCAATGTAATTTGAAACAGGGTAATACCAACCCCAATGGGTTATCGGTATTTCTCTATCTATACCTGCTTCTACTAACATTTCATCTGTGGCGTTGTCTACAAGCAATTTGTAGAACGATAATTCCTGTCTCATGGTCGTTCTCTTGTAGTCTTTCCACGGCCCTGTTTTCAATTCAATAGGTATGTATGCATTATCCTCTATGAACATCCTATCTATGATACCTTGGAGATGAACGGTATAGTCCCTCTCTAATACGCACTTGGGATTCAAGTCCTGCGGGATGAACAATTCTGCATCTAACTTAACTTCATTTATCACAGGCAAGTAACTATGCAGTTTGTTTGCTTGCTTGGCTTCAATGAACCTGTTTGCCTCAAAGACTGATATGTTCCTGTATATGTCGGTGTAGCCATCAATAGGATGCAACCCCATATTATATTCTATCAATTCATCATTTGACATATTCTCAGCCTTCTTAACATCAAAGACTTCAAAGAAATCCTCTCTACTATTGTGAACCGCAGTGCCTTTTATCATGGCCTCGCTGGTATCTTGTGGTAGTCTGTCAATATACGAAAACTCGTATTTCTTAGGACACCACTTAAATGAACCATACGAAGATTTTGTTATCTTCAAAGTAGGTTCGTCGTCTTCTACATTCCATTGGTATGTGTATTCTCTCATTATTACCACCATTCATCTAACGTCTTTTGTTTTGAGTCATTTTTTATTGGGGCTAGACTCCAACCCATTGCCTTGTATATTGGTTCAGCCTTCTTTATAATAGATTCTGCATAATGGGGCCAATCTGGTGTATGTCTATACAATTCTTCCTTTGTAGAAGCAGCGATATAGGACGGTCTTTTGACTACGCCTGTAACCGGATTAACGTAGGTTGTTCTCCTAACGTCATCTGCTACCTTTAGATAAACATAAGAATCATCTATCTTATTGTCTTCATTCTGATGATTCCAGATAACACCTTCAATGCCAGAACCTATACTTGGCCTTTTACCAGAAGTTGTGACCACATTCAATTTTTGACCGCACTTACTACAACATGCCTCATGACTGTCTCGCTTTGCTTCATTGTGAATATCAATGCAATCTTGCATTGAAAGTGCTTTTTTGCAGTCATTACACTTGTAAGATAGCCTTTCTGGTCTATATCTGCTTCTGTTAATCAGATAGTCAACTGGGACTTTTCCTTCAAGGACTGCGTAATATGCCTTCTTCAACATGCTAGTTATTTCTAACTCGGTGAATTGACCAACCCACATTTTCAGAATGCTCATCTGAGTCTCCTTGGCTAGTTTGGTTATTGATAGCCGCTTTGCAGTAAAACCCGTCATTACAAATTCTGGCTCATTCAGATACTTTCCATCCTTCCAAGAAATCAAACCAGCGTTTCTATTCTTAGTTAGACCTACACCTAGAGACTGATAGTATTTCTCAAACTCCAAAGTAACAGGATGTTCATCCAAACCTAACAAGTTAGGAAATATCTGCCTAACATGATTGTTTAGTAATTGTAACGTTGCTTCTGCTTCTTCCATAGGCATTTGAACGTATATTGAATCAGTGTGTCCATAAACAACCTTCACTTACAATCACCACACCTATACCTTCTATCTAGACCAAAAGGGTGTATAGCACCACACCATCTACATTGTCTTCTGTTCTTCATATCTAGCACACTCCTACGATAATAGAATTCAATACAAACGCAATCGTGCCGGATATATAGAAACTCATTCTTCCATAAAATATCTTATCTTCCCTATTCATTCTAATCACCAAACAGAAAGCGATACAGGATAACGCTCATAGCGGAAACATACAATACAATTATACTGAAACTGACGACATTCATCATAACTCCATCACCTTGAAAGCCGCTTCCCTAATTGCTTCTCTAGCACTAGCAGTTATACTAGCAGCCAAATCAACATCAGCCCAACCAAATCCTTGATACCCAACCACTCCATAGAATGAAGCCATCAGTCTCTTAACTGCTAATTGGTTGTTGTTCCACTTAGCATATTCAGCAGGGTCTTTTGCGTTATACATTCTCTTCTTGTATTCCGTCCTTAGTTTCTTTAGGTCTAATACTGCCTTTGGCAGAAGGCCCAATTCATCCGTCCTGTAATATTTCCAGTCTTCAAACTTGACAGGACTGAAATCCCTTGGTATCAGGACGTTCACACCAAACTCAGTTGGTTCCTTTGATTTAGTCTCCCATGATATATTACGGGCAATCATCATACTAGGATATAGCCCTGCAAAATCAAATGCAGCAACACCTAGATGCAAACCATTGGTTCCTTCTGTCTCCGGGTTGTAAATCATAGCACCCTCATACTCCACCCTGTCACCTTCTTTGTCTCCTGTTGGAGCCTTCCAAGTAGCATTACGCATGAAGTATATTCCACCCATGTTTGATGCATAGAAACATGCATCGAATGGTGCAACAATCAAACGCTGAAGTGATATGATTGCCTCAGAAGTATAGTTTTCTTCATCCAATCTAACAATCAAGTCAACGTCCTTTCTAGCATAGTCTAGATAGTTTTGAGTATCTTCTAACCATCCTCTTTGAAAGAACTGATTCTTGTCTGGAAACCTATCACTGACTAGTTTCTTCTCACCAAGGACATTCTCAGAAACATAGTCCAATGCCAATGAGGGTAATGTTCCCCTTTGAGCATCATTCCATTGTCTCTCAAACGCCAAGTCTAGATTCAGAATCAACCTTCCTCTAATCGGTTGCTCGATAGGAGTATAGGAATTGACTGCCTTACTGAGTTTTATGCCACCAGAATAATACACTCCCTTGACATCATTGTAAGGAGATAGAAGTCTTGGG